TCTGACGACAAGTTTAAATTCTGGGAATGGTATACAACCTTTGAGGGGAAACGATACTATCTTCTACTTTCTGAAACTGGTGCGCGTGCTATCAAAGTGTGTCCGCTTTCTGACCTCTTTCAGTCTGACATGTGGCCATTTTGGACCTACGCTGCGTATCCAGACCTTTCTGAATTCTGGACACCGTCACCGTGTGATTACGTCCGAGAAATCATCATGGCTCAGGCTGTGTCTATTAACCAGATGCTTGATAACGCCGAACGTGTAAACAAACCACAGCGTATTGTTGACGTGTCTGCTATCAAGAACCTTGCTGAACTTAAGTACCGCAGAGATGGGTATATTAAGGCAACCCCTGGAACCGCTGCCAGCGCTATTAAACTCATCGAAACCCCATCAATCGAAACTCCACTTAAGGTATTCTCTCAACTTGAGACAATTAAGCAAACTGCTTCAGGTGTAACTGCGGGCGCTCTCGGAGTGGCTGATACAGATGGACGAGCAACTATCTACGAAGGCAACCAAGCTAACGTAGCAGACCGCTTTGGACTCTTTAACAAATCATACTCATTTGGGTACCGACGCTTTGGAGTTCTCTACATGCACGGTGTCGATGAACATCTTACTAAGAAGATGGCGGTAGATATTATTGGTCCAGAAGGAATTGAACAAGAACAAATCTCTCGCCGTGATATCTTTCGTAAGGGTGATGACTTTGGCGTTATTGTAGAAGCAAGCAACGCCGAGCTAGCTCTATCAGAACAAAAGAAACGGACACTAGCTGCCTTTTACTCATCTATTCTTGGCCGACCAGATATGGCAAATCAAAAAGTAGTTATCGAAGAACTTGGAGCAGTAGCAGGTGCTGACCCAGAAAAGATACGACGTCTCCTTGATATTGATGTCCACGGTACTGCAGAACTTATGAGTGAAGCAGAGCGTGATATTGAATCAATTATTGACGGGAAGTTTATTCAACCAAACCGAATGGCTAACGCCGCTTACAAGCAACGCTTTGTAAATTGGATGTTAGACCACGAAGAGGATACTGACGTAGAGACCATGGGACGCATGATACAATACGTCAGAAGCCTTGACGAAGTGATTGTTGAAAATACCGTTCGTGAGGCTCGAGAGAAAGCAGAGCAAGAACTAGCGACTCAGATGGGTACGCCACAAGCGTCACGACCTAATCTACGCGCTCCTGGACCTGCTCAACCTATCCAAGATGTTATCCAACAAAACGTACAATAAAAATGTCAAAAATCAAAGCAGAGGATTTCTCAATTGCAAAGGCAAACAAAAAAGATTTTAAAAAATCTACAATAGAACGAAGTAACTTAACTAACACATTTACCCTAGAGGAAATGGAGGCAGACGTGCGACGTCTTGAAACTCTCGAACGAGAGATGACGGCTCAAATAAAAGTTTCAAAAGCAGCGATTGATAACATAAATCGAAACCACACACACATCTCTAAGATGTCTGACGAAGCACTACGCACAGCAGCGTATGTATATGAAACTAAACAAGTTTTAACTGCAGCAGAAAAGAAACTAAAGGAGGTTAAGGATACAAAAAAGAAATACGCTGAGGTGAAGGATGTTGTCTACGCTAAGTTCAACTTCTCAGATGAAACGGACAACAAGAATTAAGGAATCAAGTCCTGAGCTTCTTTCTAATGAAGAAGTATTTACAATGGCAGTAGAAGCAGACCGCCTACAAGAATTCAGTACATTAGCTAAAAGCCCAGAAGGACAGTCTCTAATTAAGCTTTTACTTGAGGACTATAAACTAAAGGCTCAACACCTTCATGGTCTTTATCGTACTGCGACGAGAGATGAATTAGTTTCTGTTATCGCAAGCATGGAAGCAGCGTGGGATACAGCCAAGCTTCTTGCTTCAGCAGAATCGTTGCTACAAATCCTCGACACAGAACTAGAAGACGCACTAAGCGATACATAGCTTGGTGTTCCCTGTATCGGACTCTGCTCCACGCTCCCGTTGCCGTGGTTCCGCTACAGGACACACCACGTTATAGAAATATGATGTGTTATAATTAAGTTACTCTGAGCAAGGTTAATCGCTCCCAGAACTAACTGGATAAATAGGTTTTTCAATATGTCATTAGACAACACTACTGTTGAGACACAGGTTAATGAGTCTCCAGAGGAAACTGTAAACACCGAGGACAAGACTGAGGTGGCAGAACCTACAGTCGCTGACTTACATCAGGAAGTCACACCAGAGAAAAAGAAGGTCACAGAAGTACCTATTGCTCGACTCAACAAGGAAATCGAAAAGCGTAAAGCTCTTGAAAATGAAATTGCTGAACTAAAGCGTGTACTTGATGGAGACGATTCTGTGGAAGATGTTGACGAAGAGCCTGAAGTAAAGAAGCTTGCTCACAAGCTCGAGCAAATCGAAGAACGAGAAACACGCGCTCGACTCGATGCCACATTCCAAGAACACCTTAATAAGGCTCTTGAAAAGGCACCAGAGTACAAAGCGGTTGTTAATGTAGATGTGATTAAGGCATTAGCTTTTAATCCAGCAAACAAAAACAAAACGTATTCTCAATTACTCGACGAGGCGTATGGCAACGCCCTCACTGGTCGACGGACCATTGAAACTACTACTCCGCGTGGTGGTGCCAAGGACACTAAAGTTGATATGCAACGCGCTCAATCTGACGCAACATACCGACATGAAGTTCTCGCTGACCCTGAACTCAAGAAGCAATATAACGCTGGTCTCACAGACCGAGTATTCAGATAAGCACCGCAACGGGTTAATAAGTTAATTAACCCTAAAATGGCTTTAACAGATTTTCGACCAGAATTCGATAACGCTTATCAGGAAGTTTTCCAGAAGGCTCTCGTAGCTAAGGATATTATGAACACCCGCTTTGAGCCAAAGCTCAAGTTCGGTGAATCAGTAGAACGTGTCGCTTTCGACATTTCTGCTGTTCGTGTTCGTGACGTAGTACGTGGCTCAGCTTCAACTATTGATACTATTACAGATAGTTCAGAGTTGCTTACTGTAAACCTTGAGAAGGAAGCAGTCTTCCACATCTCAGATGGTGAAGTAACACAAGCTGGCCCACTCAACCCAGGAGAAGTAATTGGTGGACAAATCGCTCTTAAGGTAGCACTTGACCTTGACGGACGCTGCTTTGCAGAAGTTCTCAACGCATCAAACACCTTTGACGAAGGAGACCTAACAACTGGCGCTTCTACAGGAACTCCAATCACTCTCTCTTCTACTACAGTTCCTCAAATGACCACACGTATGGCTGCAAAGCTACGACGTCAGGCAAATCAGGAAGTTCTTACCAACATGGCTTTCGTAGTAGACAGCTATGCTGCAGCAGATATTGAACAATATCTCCTCGGAAAGGACATCGACCTCATGGGTTCTGTATTCAAGAACGGTTACGCAGGTGTTATCCGAAACGCAGTTCTCTACGTTTCTGAACAACTTACAGGTGAAGTAACACTTACTTTCTCTGGTGTAGCTGTGGCGGACCAAACAGTAACTATCAACGGTGTAGCACTTACAGCTAAGGCCTCGCCTGCTGCTGCTGGTGAATTCGACATTGATGGTTCTGCAACTGCACAAGCAACAACTGTCTTCGACGCAATCAACAACACTAACGACTACGCTGCTGGTGCTGGAGATGCTGCTGCATACTTTGAAATCAGTGCTGCAAACCGCGACATTTGGGAACGAGATGGTATCTACGCTACAAACCCTTCAGCGGGTGTAGTAAAGGTATTCTCACGCTCTGGACGTCTTACAGTTTCTGAAACACAAGACAACGCTGCATTTACTAACAACATGATTCACGCTTACTTCGGTAAGAAGGGTGCAATCGACCTTGTTGTTCAGGACATGAAGCCAGTCGATATGCGAGAAACTGCAGACCGCCGTGGTACAAACGTATTCTCAAGCTACCTTGCAGGTATCAAGACCTTTGCAGATGGCGCTGAGAAGTTCCTCGACGTTAAGATTAAGAACGTATAACCACTTGGTTATCTCCTCTGTTTTCTCTTCGGAGAAAATGGGGATAGGTAACTAAATACCCATGACAAAATCTGCCATAATTACAAAAGCTCAGTTGTATCTAGATGATACTTCAGAACTCTCTACACAAGAGTTTTCTGATTTGTTTGA